TAGAAGTGAATCAGTTCTTAACTGGGTTCGTAGAAGAGAACGTTTTATGGGTAGACATCAAAACAATAACAGACTTAATGGCACTATTGCCAATATTAAGTGGGGTGGTGTTTCTAACATAGGTGTTCCTGCTATGAAAAAAATTATTAATGACCAAAAAGAAATTGTTAGAGCTAGGAGAAAAAATGCATCTGATTTAGCAGAAATTATGGCAGATGATATTGCTTTAAAATCCGTCTCTTCAAGAGTAAGAAAAATACTTTCTGAAAAGACAAAAAATCATAATGCTAAAAATCCAAAGCATAGAACAAATACTAGAACTTTGGTCGCAGTTTTTAATAGAGGTGTCGGTGCTTACAAGACTAATCCTTCTTCAGTTAGAGGTAATGTTACTTCAGCTGACCAATGGGGAATAGCCAGAGTAAATGGGTTCTTACACGCTTTGCGTACTGGACGATTTAAGAGAAAGCCTTATGACCAAGACTTGCTACCTTCTTCCCACCCTCTCTCATCTAATAAGAGTGGAGAGAAAGCAGCTAGTGTTAGAGTAGGACAATCTGTTAGTTGGTCTATAAACAAGGACCCAGACCCACCCTCAACTGTTCATGGAGTAGTCACATCAGTAAGTGACGGAGAAGCCACTATGCAAGTCTATGCAATAATGGAAGACGGAAAACACAAAAAGACTGACAGAAAAGTAACAATGCCAGTTTCAAAACTCACAGTTATAAAAGATATAAAAGACGAATAAAATACCACTCTTTTTAAAAGCTTCTGCAAAAATTACTATATAGCGTACCTTTTAATAAATCTGTTAACAGAGGAGATATTAATAGCTATGTCTGAAAAAGAAGTAAAGGCAATCGACTTCGAATTGAAGGACGATGCCGAAGGTAAAGTTTCTGCCGTATTTTCAGTATTCAATAGTCTAGATTCCGATGGAGATGTTGTTCTCCCAGGTTCAATCAAATCAGGTTTTAAATCTGGCGATGTCCCTATGGTATGGGCTCATAAATGGGACATGCCAATTGGTAAAGGAAGAATTGAAGAAGACGAAGGAAAAGCTACCTTTAATGGTCAGTTTTTCTTAGATACTGATTCTGGACAAGAAGCTTATAAAATAGTAAAAAACATGGGTGACATGCAACAATGGTCATTCGGTTATAGAGTCAATGATGCTGAAAGAGCACCTTTTAAAAGTGCTAATTCAGATGAAGAAGTTGACGCAAGATATTTAAAAGATTTAACAGTCTTCGAAGTTTCACCAGTATTAGTTGGTGCAAACCAAGAGACTTATACTATGGCAATTAAATCCAATAAAGAATTACTAGAAGATTTAGTTGAAGATGAAGTTAAAAATGTTTTAGGTTCTGAATCTTTTGAAAAAGAAGAAGAATCTGAATCTTCTGAAGAGCCAGTAGTTGCACACAATGCAAATGCTGAAACTTGTGAACATTGTGCAAAAATGTTAGAAAACCCTGCGGTTTATCTAAAAGAATTGATAGATGCACAAGATTCTGAAGAAGAAATAGAGGTGTCCGAGAAAAGTCAAACTTTCTCAGAACAAGTCAAAGATGTGCTTGCTGCATTGAACGACTTGATGGTACGAGCTACCGCCATTGCGATGTTGCGTGCTAAAGATGGAAGAAGCCTCGGAGTAAAAGCAACTGAAGCGCTAAGAGCAGTACAAGACGATTTAAATGATGCATGGGTCGAATTAGACCAATTTATCGAAAACGTTGGAACTGAAGGTGCTTTGGAGTTAGAAGTAGAAGAACAACAACCTGTTGAAGACGACATTGAAGATGAAGACCCATCTGATGACGTTGAGGCTGTAGAAGAGGTAGAATCTTCAGAGGAACCTGAAGTTGAATTACCTGAAGCCGTTGCAGATGATAACAGTGAATCCTTTGACGATGATTTTGATGCCGAGTGGTCAGAAGGTCAGCAATTATTAGCTGACACAGTGGATATTGACATAACAGAAGAGGACGAGCCTGTCCTCTAAAATATAAACCAAATATATAGGAGAAGTAACCAATAATGAGTAAAGTTAAAGAGCTCAAAGAGCAAATAGCTAAATCTCGTGAAGAGCTTAAAGAAGCTTTCGTTCCTTCAGAAGACGGCAAGTACACACCTGAAGCCAAAGAGAAAATCAAAGGCCTCAACTCTGAACTTGCAGAACTTGTTGAAGATTTAAAAATCGAAGAATCAAAAGCTCGTAATGAGAAAGCAATGGAAGTTGCTGCAGAAGCACCTGTCAATGCTATCCCAAATGCTATGCCTGAATCACAAAATGGTCCAAAATCTATTGGACAACAATTTGCTGAATCAAAAGCATATAATGCATACTTGGAAAATGGCGTTAAAGGTGTAGATTCTCAAGCAGAATTCAAAACAACTTTAAATACAACTGGTTATCCACCTGAGAGCTTAAGAGCTCCAGGAATCCTAGAGACCGCTCTTCGTAATCCAGATAGCGTTATCGGTTTGTTTGACCAAATTCAAACACAACAAAACGCTTGGGTTTACTTAGAAGAGACAACTTTCACTAACAATGCAGGTTCTATTGCAGAATCAGGAGATATCTCCTCTGCAAACGAATCAGCACTTGCATTTACAGAAAGAACAGAATCCATCAGAAAGATGGCTACATTCTTACCTGTAACTGACGAGTTGTTAGCTGACGTCTCTGGTATTCAAGGATATGTCAACTCACGTTTACAAACAATGATGAGATTGAACTTGGATAATCAATTAATTAATGGTAACGGTACAGCTCCAAACCTAACAGGTGTATTGAACAAATCAGGTATCAATACATTCGATTACACAGGTGACCCATATGGTGGGGAACTTGGTAAGTTAGGACAAATTTATCAAGCAATCACAGAAATCAGAAAAGATGCTTTCGTAGAAGCAGATTCTATCGTAATGCATCCATCTGACTGGTATCAAATTGTAACAGCTGTCAACGATTTTGCAGGAACAGATTCAGCAGGTTATGCTGCTAAGAATCCTCTTTTCGTTGTAGCAGGCGGATTTGGTGCTGATGTGACTCCAAGAATTTGGGGTCTTAGAGTAGTTCCTTCAACAGTTATTGCTGAAGGTACAGCTTTAGTTGGTAAGTTTGGTGGTGGTGACGCAGCTCAAGTAGTAATGAGAGAAGGCGTTGACCTAGCTGTTTCCGACAGCCATAGCGATTTCTTCGCAAAGAACCAATTGGCAATTAGATTAACTATGCGTCTTGGCTTTGTAGTATATCGCCCAACAGCATTCTGTTCTATAACAAACATATAGGACTAATTTGTTTTCTAGAGGGGTGGTTTCGTAAGCACCCCTCAGAAGACTAGGAGAAAAAATGAATCCAGAAGACGTTAAAAATCAAATACAACAATATGGCGGAATTGTTAGAGATAAAGAATTTTTTAAAAAAGCAGAAGAAACATTAAAACAGTTTATGAAAACTAAATCTGAACCTGAAGAAGAACCTGAAGAAGAGGAATTTTTAGATGCCTAGAGGTAGACCAAAATCATACGGAAGACCTGGTAGGATGAAGATGGGTGGTAGAGTCAGACCAATGAAGCGTGGTGGACGCATTCGTAAGCCTAGGAGAAGATAATTGTCTTACCATAATAAACCAAAGAAAGGTCCTAAAAAACCTAAAAAACGTGGTAAGTAAGTTAGGATAACATTATGTATACAATACCAGAACAAAACATATATAAACTACCTGACGGAAAAATCTGGAAAGGTGTTCCTGCAGATTTACCAGTGAGTAATGCTGATTTAATAGCTAAAGCTGGAAAGGAATATCCAACCGAGTGGTTGAAAGAGCAAGGTGCTTTAGATGCTCCTAAGAAGAAAGAATCTTCCAAGAAAGCAGCTCCAGCAAAAAAGAAAGCTCAAAAACCAGTTGAAGATAAATCCGCTAAGGTAGAAGAAGTTAAAGATTTCGACTCAGAAGAATAGGAGGTCTAAATGGCTTTCTCAACTGCTGCAGATGTTGAAACATTTGCATTAATTGATTTTCATTCTGATTTAGAAACACATTTAACTGATAATATAATACCTTTAATAGATGACGCTATTAGAGAGTATGTTGGCTATGACGTAGATTATGCTACTCATACAGAAACATTCTCAGGTAATCAAACTAAAGAACTATTTTTAGAACAAAGACCAGTACTTAGTGTTACATCTGTAGTTGAAGACGGAACTACTCTTACATACGGAAATCAAGAAGATTATTTATGGTATGAGAATGGACGTATTAGAAGAATAGGTAGTAGATGGTCTTTTGCTTATCCAGATAATATAACAGTTACTTATACTGCTGGATATGATACAGGTGGAGGACAAGGTAGAACACTACCTAATGCATTTAAATATGTAAGTGCTAGAGCTTCAGCTAGGTTACTAGAGTCACAATTAGTATTATCAGCACAACAAGAAGCTGGTGAAATAGTAGCACAATCATCTTCCCAAGTTTCAAATTTCACAGCAGCAGACTCAGAATCTCTAGGAGATTATTCAATAAGTTATGTTGGAAATATAGGTATGAATTCAGTAACTTTATTAGCTGGTGCTGACCTACAAATTTTAGGTAAATATAGAAAAACTTTCTTTTTATAAGATATAATTAGGCTATGCCTAATAGAAAAGCACCTACGTTAGAAGAAGCAAAAGCTTTATTTTTAAAAGAGCCTAATAAAACTTTATCTCAATTCGCTGATGAATGGGGTATATCTTCAGAAAGAGTACGACAAATACGGCATGAATGTGGACTTGGTGCTGTATTTAGTGTAGATTATGAAATTGTTGAAAAAGTAGCATATCTTATAGAAAATAACATTTCATCACTAACTAACCTTAAAACATTTGAAGACTTACCTATAGGAAGAGATGCTTTTCACACATGGATAAGAGATGATATAGATGTTGCAAAAAGAATACAAGAAGCACAAGCTACTGCAAAAGCTAAAAGACTTGACCCTAATGAAAAAAAATGTTCATTGTGTAAAGAAATAAAATCTATAGATAATTTTAGTAGGACACAAAAATATCAAGATGGTTATAACAAGTTTTGTATAAATTGTATTGAAAGTATAAAAAATAATAAAAAAGAAACTCCTAGTAAAAGAACTTGTTTGATGTGCAGAAAAGATTTATCACTAGGAAGTTTTGATTCAAAATCTCATTTTTGTAAAAATTGTAAGTCTAAAAGTAGAAGAGCTAAAAGAGCATTAAAACTCAAAACACAATAATTTTCGTTTCGCCTGTTAATCTAAAATCATGGCAGGTCAACTACATAAAAGATTATTTAGAGACACTATAAACGTTCAAAGAATTTCAGAGACTACTGTTGATGAACGTGGAATAGAAAGTCAGTCATGGCAATCTCATTTAAATGGGGTTACTTGTAAAATAGATTCAGCTGGTACAACAGAAGCCAAAGGAGACAGAAATACAGTACTTGAAAATTTTACAATTTACTTTCATGGAAATGTAGACGTAAAAGCAAATGATAGATTTCAGAGCTCTTCTGATTCAAATATTTATTATGAGATTGATTCTATAAGAAAATCTAAAAACAGGTCAGGAAATATAATTGGTGTAGTAGCTTCAGCACACTTATTTGACTAATGGCTATTCCAAGACCTGCATTATTTGCAGGACCTGGAAGAGTAGGTTTATTTAAATCTCTTAAAAATCTTAGAGGTTCCGAATTAAGATACGCAATAGGTTACAACATGTCTACGTTGCGTATGCTTGGTGTTCCATTGGCTGGTTTAGTTTCTTTACCTTACGATATACAAGCAACAATGAACACATTTAAAAGGTTTAGTAAAACTGCAACAACTGGTTCATTAATGCCATCAGCTCAACGTATTGGTGTTTTATCTTATGCAAGAAATATTGTTCCTAAAGCTAGAGGAGCACTACCTAAAACAAATATAGGAGCTATTGATAGATATACAAGTTTATATTTTGGTAGACAATCCAGACAAGTTATAAAACAAATTAACAGAGGTGCTGGTAAGAAAGCTGCACTTAAAGCATTTTTTAATCCAGAAGTCGTTGATAGAGAAATACAAAAGCAAGCTAAAAGACCAACTCAACAGAACATGTTACACAACTGGCAAATGGCTACTTATATGAGAGCTATTACTGGAGCTCCTGACCCAATAAGAAATAATGCATTTATGCAAGCTAAACAATACATGGCAAGAAGTAAAAATTCTAGAAAAATTACTCCATTTACTTTAAATGCAAGACAAGGAATTGTAGATTCAAAAAATGAACACATAATGATGGCTAATGAAAGATTTGAACAAATAATGGGTGGGTTAGAAGTAGGAGCATTTACTAATCCTGAAGCACATATAAAAAGTGTAATGGATAACCAAATGATGAACTACATGTTAGAAACAATAGATAAAGACTCTGCTCATTTAAGAACTAATCTTTCTAAACAAGCTAGAGCAGCTCATAAGGCAAGAAGAACTAATACAGTACAGGCATATTATGCACAGTCTGGTATAGACAGAGCTGATGGAGCTGGAAATAGATATAATTTAAGCCAAGATAGTTACAGAATTAATGAAATAAGAAATCCTTATAATGGTATGTTAGCTGGTTATTCTACAGATGACCTTGAGACTTTTGCAAATAAAAATATACACACTGGGTTAAAAGAAGCTATCAATACTGAGCCTAGGCTTAAGCAAGCAATGCAAGGAGGTATGAATGACCCTACTTTTGCAGGATTGGTAAATAATTTAGCAGTAGAACTTGGATTTAGCTCTCAAACAGTAGGTAATAATACACCAGGTGCAACTATTGACCAACTACTTATGTCTCTAAGTAATCTTGGTATTACTATGAGTTTAGACACAAAAGATTTTGCAAAAGCTGCAAGAAATGCAACTTTAAACTTTAACACTCAAGTAAAAAGTATTGTCAATTTTACAAGAGAAGTAAATAAATTAGGAATGACAAGTTTGTCAGATGCATTAACAAAAATGATAGTTTCTCAAGAAGGATTAAAAGAATTAGGCCAAACAGGAGCTTTAGAAGCTTTAGAGTTTTCACTTACTGCTGGTAACTTAGATTCAGATTTAAGGTCTGTAACTGGTGGTGTAGGTGAAGCATTTTTCCAAAACAAAAATTTAATAGAAGGAGATTTAATAAAGGTAAGACAAGCTGCGAATAATGAGCTTGTAGAACATTTGCGTGGTGGTGGAGGTATGGTAAATAGTAAAACTGGAACAAAGTTAGGAAACTATTTTTATAGTCCTCACATGAAATCAGGAGGTATGGGAGTAGTAGAATCAGCATTACATTTTTATTACGATGACGAAAGAGATATTAATAACCAAAGATATTATAGAAGTTACCAATCTATGCGATATGCGGAAAATAAAAGAAGAGCTTTATTGTCTGCTAAAAAAGGTAACAGTACTGTTATTAATGGAGAAAGATATATAACTCAAGGTGGTAAAGCTTATAAAATTCAAAATATTAAAGAACATATAAAAATTGATGCAGGTGATGGAACTATAAGAAGTATAAACTTAATAGATGGCAGTTTACAAAGTGCTATTAAAAGAAAAGTAGAAAATTTAAGAAAAATTATTAGCGACCCTAGACTAGAAGCTTCTTACGGTAGGGGAATACAATCTTTAAAATATGAGTTAGCAATGTTAACCCATATAGAATCTGAACTTGTCAAAGGTGCTATGTCTATGAAGTTTGTTGGAATGGGTAAGAATAAAAAAAGCGTTAACATTCAAAAAATTAATGCTCACTCAAAAATGGTTGAAGCTGAAGGCATAAAAATGAAAGTAGGTACTGGTAAACATGGTGATATAACAGGAGATTTTAGTGCTCATAGAGTTCTACAGGCTAGACCAGATAAAGGACATGAATTTGCTACTGCCTTGATGGAAGGTTCACAAATACCAGACGAACTTACAGGTTGGAATAGGTCAGGTAAT